CAACCTTCTGAGCAGCATGGTGCCGCTGGAATAGGCTGGGCTTCAACGATGGTGGGTACAACAATCTCAGCGACTTGCAGAAGACCAGCGTCAGCTTTTTCCAAGCGGCGCGATGGTTGAAGACCGGAAATTACGCGTGCCTGCCAAGACCACTTCTTATGAGCGTCTTCGCGACCGGCGAGAAAGTCTTGGATTCCATACTCACGGCAAGTACCTGCGAGTTCTCCTGCTGCCTTGAGCTTTTCAGTGATCATCTCATTGTCGTGAAGAAACTGCATTGCCATGTCAATTGGCTCTCCAACGTGGACTGTATAGTCATCGACACACGAGCGGTCGAGCATGTCGGACAGTGAGCCAGGCGCATCAAAACCGAGCTTTAAGATGTTCTCGGCGAGACCGTCGATTGATCCGTAAAGATCTTCTTGAAGCATTCCAAAAAATTCATGAAATTCTGAAAAGTCCTTGCCTTTAACGTTCCAATGGAATCCGTGAAGTTTCAATTGTACTGTGTAGACACTTGCAAGAAGGCAGCCAAGACTTTCGGCAAGATCTGCTGTTGAATCGTTGTGAAAGCTCATTTTAGTTCGCTCCTATTACCTTATGACTAGAAAATTGTACTTCATTGTAGAACATGTCACTCTCACACGAAACCTTCAAAAGGATTTTCAGGCGGTGCTGGTTCTTCCGCAGTGGCAGGTGGTTGCTCAGCGGGTGCTGCTTCCGCAGCAGGTGCCGGTGCAGCGCCTTCAGCCGGTGTCTGTCCAAGCATTTGCGCAACTTCAGGAGGAATCGGTCCAACGCTTGAAGCTTGCTGATTTGAACGTACAGCATCAACCATGTCAGGTGCGAACGCTTTAATTGTTGCCTCAGTAAGTTCAGGTGTGATCATGCCCTTTTCAAGGATGGTGCGCAGTGCAACTTCATTCGGACTTGGAGCGTCGGCTTCACTGAATCCATGAGTACGGCGCCACGTATCAAAGCTAACTGCCATCTTGTCAAAGCCCGCATCTGCATCGGCTGCGCGGTCGTTACGCGTTGCTACTTGGCTTGGGTCATACCAGATGACAAGGCGATCGACCTGCGCCTGGTCAAAACCGTTTGCGATGAGGTACGGGCGCAAGTAGACAACAGTCAACGCATCTGCGATCAGAAGCATAAGTGGCTCAATGTGCGCCTTGTAGAGCGATTCATCAATCTGCATGGCATTTGAGTACTTGACGTTTGCCAAACCAGTAACGATGTCCTTAGGAACATCAAGTCCCTGGAGGATACGCTCAAGAACGCGGTCTGCGCGTTGCGCGAGTGCGGGGTCAAAGCTGCGTTCAAACTTGAACTGCTTGATCTTGTCGCCAAGTTCAGCAGGTCCACGAATAATCAATGGCACAACCGCGCTTGCTGAGTCTTCGTCGCGAATCGGCGTGGTCATCGCGTCAATGAGTTGATCCTCGAACTCGTCGGTCGTCTCCTCAGGAGTAACACCCGGGCGCGAGTCATCGTAGTCATCGTATGGGTAGTCAGGATCTGGAGACGCTGCTACAGAAAGACCGTCAGGAAGATAGAGCGCACCAGCGTTCAAACGGGAACGCGCCGTTGCACGGAATGTGCGGTTCAAAAGCAAAAGTTCTGCACACATATCGAGCAGCCCACGAAGTGAAGAGTCCGCCTCTTCAGAGAATCTTGGATGTGCACGCCAGATTCGTCCAACGAATGCTTTTTCAGGAAGTGCAAGAATACCATTTTGCACGCGCTGAGAATGTCCACCCTTGCCAAGTAAGTCACGGCGTGAAACGATCCCGTAGTTATTCTTAGAGTCAATCTGGACCTCGTCAACTGAGCGAATATCCCAGGATTCAACGATGCCGCTTCCGAGGCGGGCTGGCATCTGTACGAGGTAGCACTCTCCGGTCACGGAGATGTTTAGAGCCGCGTCGCGCAGCAAACCTGCTTGACCGCCATACGCTGAGTCTAGGCGCGCTAGAGCGCGCTCTGCGGCGGCCGCAAGGCGCTGGTCGACAGTACTTGAATTACGTACAGGTACTGGCGTTTCAGCGGGGTTTTCTGTTACTGCGGCATAAAGGCGAATTCTTGAGACAACAGATGCCACGAGGTTAAAAGCGTACTTGATTTCGCCAATTGCGTCGTAATACTCCCAGGCTTCTGATTGCCATGCGGAAGACGGTGCCTGGCGGCGCATCTTGAATTGCTCAGCTTCGCCTTTATCATTGAGACGGATCTGAGTTGCGGCCGCGGTAATCGTTCGCGGTGTCCCGTAGGTTGCCGCCTGCGCGGGAGTCAGACCTGAAAAGTACGTAAGTGGCGACGAGGCTGTGCTCTGTCGTGCTGTACTTGATTGCTCTCGGCGAAAAACGCCCATCTAAAACTCCTCGTCGCTAGAACGGAACTAGTCGGTCAGTATTGACTAATGCGGCTCAATAATCCTGCTGCACCAGACAAGGCAAATATACCCCAAATGGTGATGGCAGGTGTTGGAGCTATTTTATACACAGTCAGAACAAGTGATGATACCCAAATGCTGGTACACCAGTCACAAGTAATCAAATAGCCAACGCCGCCATTGTGTGGTGGGTACTTTTTCCAGATTTTTTCGCGGATTTTTGAGACAATCTCATCAGTTGTGATTAGTCTTGTGATGCGAAACACGGCAAGAGTTAAAATAATGCCGTCTAAAAAGCTGAATATCATTGTGTAGGGTCTTTCATTGAGTGAAGTGTCTTGTATGGATTCCACGCTCTCAGCATACTTCCGCAGCCGCAGCCGCTATCCTTGCGGAACGCAAGTGCTTTTCCGTTGACTGTGATCAGGCGCGTGGTGCCTTTCTTGTCGAGAAGAAGCGTGTCAGGAAGATACTTCTCTCGAAAGATCAGCATTGGGCCGTTCGATCCGTCCGCGGCAACCATAATCATGTCGTCCGTAAGAACAATGCGGACAGGCTCAACTCGGCGCGAGTGCTCAAAACGCTTAATGTCAGTAACCTGGAGCTCTGCGTAAATGTCACGTGACACAAGGTTAGGTGCTGTGACAAGTGCCTGTGCTGGAAACAGGTCATATATAATCTTCATAGCTGTACTCTACTTACCTAGCCTGCGGGCCATTGCTCGGTACGTGACGCCTGCCGCGGCGGCAAGCTCAGAGATCGCAACGCCTCTCGAGTACGCTTTGTGAGCGATACTCGTTAGCTCGTCGTTTGCGGAGGCATAGACGCCGTTCGGATTTGCGCGAGCTCTATAGCGACGAGCCAATGGTGCGATCTTATTGATTCGAGCCTTTTCTGTTGCCAAGAGAGCTGGAGAAGAGGGAGTGTACACTCGTCGTTCTCTTTTTGGCCTTGACGTAGTGCTACTTTCCGCGGCGGCTATTAATGAATTCGAAGAAGAGGAGGAAGGAAAAGGGATAGTTCTTGAGGGAGTGATTGTGTGTGGTCGGGACAGCCATGTGTGGACGGTTGAACGTGGCCTGGGAGGGTCAAAGGCATTCGCAATGGCTGTCACAGACCAACCCACACTGTGAAGCTCTTGCGCTCGAGCATAGAGCTCTTCATTCATCAGGACGCGCAGAAAATCACACTCTGCGGCGGGAAGGTTCACGATCTGCCTCGGCACAGGCTTACTGTATCATCAGTGCAGCGGAAAAATGTGAACGATACACAGGAAATTGTACCTTGCCGTTAGAACTACTTTGGGGATTGTACGAAACGGAGGAATTAGTACATTATGGTAAGTGGGTTTGGCCTGCGAGACGCCAGTCGCCTATTTTCGGGCCGTGTTCAAGTGTTTCGGGCTTTTGTTTAGAAAAGTTACTTGCATTTCGCTTTCGACTATCTGCGCGTGAATTTTTTTGCAGGAAGACATGTTGTATGCATGTCAAGACGTCTATGTCTATGTGAGATACAAGGTGTCAACTAATATGTGTGCGCGTGTGCGTGTGCGCGTGTGACAGGCGCGTGTGCGCGTGTGTGACAGGCGCGTGTCAAGGACATAGGCCATGAGAACAAAGGGCCAGAAAAAACTTTGCGAAATGATGTACGAAAGCAGAATCAGTTGATATAATGAATTCATCAAGCCAAGGCAACCTGCCTAGGTAATGATGAAAGGACAAATACAATGAACACACCAACAGTCACAATGAAAGGCGCAGTCATCGCGGCCTACGCCCAAGGAAATCGCGTGGTGATTTGGATGTCATCACCTACTGGTGACTCATCAGACTCATTCCAGTACAACCTTCCATGTGTAAACGAATCACAGGCAGAGGTCATCGCTCAGATGTGGAAGAACGCCTGGGGATTGAACGCCTAAGCGATAAACGAAAAGGGCACCTTCCGAATGGGAGGTGCCTTTTTCTATGTCCCGCATACCGCATACCGCATATGTAGCTGTACGTCAATGTATACGTTCGACGTATATGTATATATGGTTACCCGCATAGGGGTCTCACCGCACTACGCCACTATGTGTACGTTCTCATCGCCATCGAAGAGTGCTACCAATGTGGCCGCGTTCATAGTACCCGCACCTTCAATCCCGTGTGCCTTTTGGAAGGAAGCTACAGCGTCCTTTGTGAGGTCACCGTACCAACCGTCCTTATCGCCTACCGCATTGGTGTAGCCTCGCTCAACAAGACGACGTTGCACGTGATGTACACTCAAAGACTTGCGCGCATACATGTTCTTGTACACACACTGAGAGAGCAAGACATCATCTACCGCATTGCCACTTACCGCAGCGTTTTTCGCAGCAGGAGCAACGTCAGTAGCTGGAGCAGGAGTAGGTACAGGTGCAGGTGCAGGCTGTTGCTTGACAGGCTGATCTTCGATAATTGGTGTTTCCTCAACAGCAGACTCATCTACGTTGATTGGTGTTTCAGACTCATTCTTATTCATTGTTGTCTCCTTGTAGTGGTTACCCGCATCATCTTACCGTGGTATAAACACACGCGATGTTCCTCCACCGTTATTGCCTCTGAATGGAGGAAGACGTCTTGATGCGAGAGAGCGAGCAGTGATTGTTCCACCTACGAACCCTGGTGGCGGCTTGATGAGCAGCGCAGTGAGCGCGTGAACGAGAGCGTCTACTCTGTCAGGCGATTTACCTTCACCTGGAATCCAAGCGCACATCTGAGATTCAAGGTCTCCAAGGTAGCCAATGTGATGCACACGATTCTGTTCATACGCCAGTGTGATGGGCTCAGCACGTAGCGCTTTACCGTACTTCGAATGTACCTCAAGAACCTTGACATTTGGGTCGATTGTGTTAATCGCATTGCGTACGAGTGCGCCGCCTTGGTTAACTTCAGCGACGACAGGGCATGAGTACTTACGCGCCATCTCAACAACCTTGTTTGCCCACTGCTCTGGTGAGCCATGAATTGATGCGTCTTCAAGCACCCAAGCGTGTCGTTTATACAGGTCGCGTTCGCCTGTAGACGCACAAACGACGATACCGCATTCGTCGCGTGGATTCTCAGCGACAGATGGGTCAACACCGATTACGCGCAACGGAGTGTTCGATGGAAATCCTGTTTCGCGACTGCGTTCGATTAATTCAATTACCCAAAGGGCACCTTCGACGTCTGACAACATTTCGCCATACAGCTCTTGCGCTGCTAGGCGCGTACCCGCATATACTCCTGTAATTGCTTCAAGGTACGCGTTTGATAGGTTGCCTGCGTTATCGAGAGTCGATCCTCGTGAAATAACGACGCGGCCAGTCTTATCCGCTTCAGCAAGTAATGAATAGAGAACAGGTACGCGCTTTGGCGTCGTTGTGCAGATGATTTGTGGTGATTTACCAAGACGTGTTGCCACACGAAGGTTGTCCCACGACGTCATGCCAGCAGCGTCAGGTGTTTGACGCCATGCCGCAATTTCGTCAGCCCAAGCGTAATGGAATTGGGGACCACGAAGACCATCAGGTTCGTCAGCAGTAAAGCATGTTGCTGTATTTCCATTTGGCCACGTCAAACGACGTTTCGATGGTTCGTACAGCGGCTTCTCACTTGGAGGTGATACGCTGATGATTCCTGATTCACCTTCGACGATAACGTCACGTACGTCAGCTGCAGTACGCGCAACCAACGCAAATCTCAATTGGCCACGATCGGTACGTTTCGCCATGTCGCGTACCCATTCAGCCGCACTTCTTGTTTTACCGGCACCACGTCCAGCAAGGTACAACCATACAGCCCAATCGTCATTCGCGGGAGGGAGTTGTTCTGGTCGAGCCCATGCCTTCCAGTCCCATACGAGTTGATCCATATCAAGCCCATCGAGCACAGCACGACGTTCTTCCTCTGACAGCATTGCCAGGTGTTCCATCATGCTTTTACCCATGATCGAACTATACCACTGTTACTTCCGCCTACCGAGTGATTCGACGTTAATAAACGCCCAATGAGGAATTATCACACCTTTGTATCGCTTAATCAGCTCGGCGTCTGCTTTTTCGACATCGCCTGTACAATATTCTTCAGCAATTGCACGCGTCGTCTGCTTTTCAGCGGCAATGACTACAAGGCCTCCATTTTTGCATTCAAAGCCTGGGTCACGATTACTTGTCAGCGGATTGGCGTCGAACAGCGAAAACACGATGAATACGGCTGGTGCGATGAGCAGCGCCTTTGTTAGTCGGCTCACGCGTTCGACGTGAAATATGCGTCGACGATCGATCCGGCGCCTGTCCACATGACGTCAGGATCACAGTCAGGTTTGATTAACGGCATGATCATACCTCGTGCACCCAATTCGGCGCCTTCGCCTATCAACCATGTACGCGCATCGTCAAGTGATGAAAACGGACCAAACATGACAGTGTCAGTTGCTCGTGTGTGTGTCACGATCCAGCCTGATACCGCATTGAGTACTTTTTGATTATTCATGACTGTTACACCTCATTTGATCACTCCGTTTTCGTCTGGCATGAGTTGACCGTTCACCCAATTACGCGGAAGTTCATACCCACAAGCCTGACAGATAAACCAACCATCTGGTCCATCACCTTTTGTGACTTCAGCCTTCGCGCAACCCCAACACGTAATCGGGCGTTGCAGTCGATCCTTGCGTTCGCGGTATCCTGTGTCGTGTTGTTCGATGACGTGGCTCATGTGGTCATGCATTTTGATGAAACGCTCACCACAATACGCGCATTCGTATTTCGTCTTGTCTTTAGGCACAGTTAGGCGTAAAGACCACGGCCAAGCGCATCATCATCAGTGACGTCGAGCATTGCAGCCCACACTGAACCGCATGCTGCCGCAAAGTCACGGCCACGCACTGACTTGACTTGATCCTTGAAGTTGGGATAATTGAGATCATCGACGTGAGCCTGAAGGAAATCAGAAAACTGTTCCTTCGTTGCATGTACACGGTACGGGTAGTCACGGCCATCGACCTGGGTGACTTCTTGATTGGTAAATTCTGCCAGTAGTGCTAGTGAGCGCTTGTCGCGAGCTCGAACCGTAAGCTTGCCTGGTACTTCTTTGTTGTCGACGGCACTAATAAAGCCGTCTTGTGTGAAAATCCACATGTTGTCATTTTGTCTTTCTGTTGGGGGGTTTGTTGTTTTTGACTAGGACTAGTCGTTGTCCCAGTCCTCGTACTCATCGTCACCAAGTAGGTCACGTAAGTATCGCTCGTTTGCGTCGGCATCGAGCTTGGCTACACGGCGTAGTTCGCGGCGATCGTCTTCAATCGTCTTCGACTCGTCGTTGATACGAAGATGTTCGATGTTACTCATTGTCGAAGCTGATTCCTTCTGGAATCTCATCAATTGAGATTTGCTCGACCTTCGCGTTACCGTACTCTTCACGCATGAATCGTGCGTATGATTGGCGCGATGCCTCGTTGACGTACGCCACGAGCGGAGTGCCTTTATCATCGATGACTGTCACTTTATAGACAGCGCCTTCGTTAGTTTGTTCAGCCATTTTTGTTTCCTCGTAATATTCCTAATGTATAGGTAGATAGTAACACCGTACCGTGAACGGTTTCCAAGACGGACACGTCGCGCGCCGCTTTCGGAGCTTGCGAGGCCATTGCCTTTGCGTAGCCTCTGGCACTCTCCTTAAGGGGGGTGCGCCGGACTGCCGGGGCCGCTATCACTAAACCCTATTCAGTACGGGTTGACTACCCATACGTTGCTGGTACCAGCAGTATTCATTTGGTACCAACGACGCTGGAGTACTATACTATACATTCCCGAGTTTTACGCCTTCGGGGCTAAAATTGCCATAACCAAGGCAAAAATGCCTAAAGATTGCACAGTTTCGGAGCTTGATCCGGCAATTCCCGCAATTACAGTGCAAATTGCCATGATAACCGCGATAATCGACGTCCAGACAAGATCTTTAAGCCGTGAAAACCAGTTAGGCACGTTGCGATTAGCCTTCGGAAGACTTGCGGGTACGACCCTTAAGACGATCGGACGAGCTGCGGATCGTGGTGCCGTTGGTTGTAAGAAGCTTACGAACCTGCGCGTAGGTCATACCGTGTGCGCGAGCAACTTCGATGACGGACTGTCCGGACGTATATAGTTCACCGGCCATTTGTGGGGTCAATTCGGTCGACATTGTTTGTCTTACCTTTCTGTCTTTTTGTGCTTGTTTTATTGGTTCGTGTTCTGGTTCTTCCAAAACACGCCGTGCTCGCTCAATGAGAGAGCGCGATTCTTCGAGCAGCGCGTGGCTGTCGGCGATTGTGTACGAAGTATTTATCAAGTCGTCATTCTTCATTTCTACTTACTATACTTGTTGCTCTCAACAAAGTAAACGTTGGACTAAAAATTTTTTTGATGGTTGTGCGGATATACCGTACCGAGAAGCGTCGTAAGTTGTTGAGCTTGTTCCTTACTGCGGCGCCTACCTCTATAGTGCTCTACCGCAAACATGACCATGAACGCTCCGGTCGCCACTGCTGTAAGTGCGACGATAAGTCTTCGCACAAGTGCGCTCATAGCGGCGCCATTGTTACTGACTTCTTGGGGTGCTTTTCTGGGTTCGTGCAGATTGGAGGATACTTCAACGCTACTTGAGTCGTCATCTTATTGCCGCACTCCGGGCACTTCCATTTTACTGTTGCTTGCTTTTGTTCTTGTTGTTGATCTTGCACTGCGGTTCACCATGAGTATTAGTAGTTATGTTCTCGAACATTACTACGTCTCTCACCGGTACGACGACACGAATCAAGCATTTACTTCGTCTACAGTGACCGCAAGGAGCTTTTTGTTCTTTGCACGACGGCGCTCATTTGCTGTCATTCCGCCCCATACCCCGAATTCGTGATGAGTCATCGCATGGTCGAGGCACTTTAACCGCACTACGCACGTTGAGCAGACCTCTTTGGCTTTACGAACGACAGTGCTCATATTGTCACTGAAGAACAGATCTGACTTGCCTACGCAAGCGGCATAGTCTCTCCATGAAAGGTCGATTTGTTGGTTTGTTGTCATTTGTCTTTCCTGACGTTGTAGCGCTTTATCGCGCTGATTGGCTGAGAATGTGAAACGGCGGACCTGATCCAATATCAAGTTTAGCCGCAATATGTAGTGAGTCGCGAATAAGCTTCTGGACGTCTGACATGTTTAGGTTTGAAATTTCGCCACCTGACTTTGTGTACATCGCACCGATTGCATAGTCGCCTCCACTGCCGAATGAGTATATGCCAGTCATATCGCGTACCCAGGCGTAGTCCTCGTCAATTTCGTAGATCTGACCATTCACGATCGCGAGTACCGTTGATCCGTGTTGGGCCTGTTCCTTTGACTCCTTCACCGCGTATCCGTGATCTTCAAAACACTCACGCAGCGCTGGAACAAACTTACTTGTCATGAACCGATCAAGCCGTATGCCTGTCAAGTCGAGCGCCTTTGGTGGCTGGAACGCGTACGCCAAAATGTTGATGGCTCTCACGTCTCCAGCGGCACCAAGTAGGTACTGACCGTTCTTGACGACCTTGGCCGATCCTCTCCCGAGTGTGTATGATCGACCACCTTCTTCAGTCACACGAGAGTCGAATCCCACGACTGCCCATTCTTGACCTTGAACTGCGATGATTGTCGTCATGTCCTAGATCGTACACCTCGATAGGTCAGCGGCGCTTACGCGTTGTTATCGACATTCCGACGAGTAAAAACGTCACTAATGCCCAAGCTACGGTTCCGATCGTATTGTAAAACTCAATATGAAATTCCATTATATCCTTCCCGCTCAGCGGTCGCCGAGCTTATAGTGGTGGCTACGTGTGTGTCGAGCTTGCTTGCGCGCAAGGTTGATTGCACGCTTCTCACCAGGCATGTACCGTATCACGTTGTAGGCAACGAACCAAAATACGCCCATCAGCGCGGCAATCATTATATAAACTTCCGCTGGTGCGAAGACTGATTCATTTGGCATTCTTAGTACTCCCTGTTATTTGGTTACGAGACCATTTTACTTTCTTAAGTTTTGCCTTGGGCTTTTTCACCTTCACAACAGGCTTCACCTTTGTCTTCACAACAACCTTCGTCTTGGTCGCTGTCACGCGCTCCACTGAGACTACCCGCACAACTTCGACTGGAACAGGTGTCTGTAGCTGAAGCGCTTGTGCCTGCACTGTTGAGATAGGTTTGAACGTCGTCTGCTCCTGTACAGATGCTGTCGCTGTAGCTGTTGCTATTGCTGCAGCCACCGTTGTAGTCGGTTCAGGCTCAGGTGCTATAGTTGTAGTGGAGGTTGTAGTTGAAGATGTTGTTGTGGTCGGCGCCACTGTTGTTGTGGTTGTGGTTGTTGTTGTGGACGTGGTAGTGGTTGTAGACGTAGTTGACGCTATAGGCACCGCTCCGATGTGTTGCAAAATGCTCTGACGCGCTTGCACAGCGTCAACGCCAGTTGCCCAAATCCATATCGTCACGTTCTTGGTTGCTGCATTCCATCCTGATCCCGCACCGATTCCGATTCCAGGATACGCGCATCGGCCAAGCCAATTCTGGTCCTCACCGATGAGCCGACCTATGAGTCGATGCGGAGTCGGCGGTGATGGCGCAACTATCTGCCACAGCGCGTCCATCGCATCAACTGAAACCTGATCCCCCGAGATCGAAAACGATGTCGGCTCCTGCGCATCAACCGCAACAGCTGGAGTTTCACACAGAACGTCTGCTGCAGCCGCCGGGGCCACGACATACATGCTCGCAATGAGCGCCACACTTGTTATGAATGCTGCTTTACTTTTCATTTGATTCCTTTGACTTGTCTGCTTCACGGTCGGCCTTCGGATCGCGGATCTCAAATTGGCCGCGCTTTATCTTGCGAAAGATGTCAGGGCGATCTTCAGTGATCTTTTTCGCCATCGAGTACGCGATGTCACTTTCTTGAATCAACGCCTGAAGTGTGATCTGTTTACCTACGTTACTCGCGGCCCACTTGACGACACTGTCAATCTTTTCCGCACGCGACAATCGCTTGTACGGCTTTGCCTCTGTGGGGCCATCCGTAAAGTACGACCACACACTTTCAGCGATTGCGTACTGCTTGAGTGTCTGCACTACAGGCACTCCTGGATTGGCATGAATGCTGTATGCCGCTCGAAGCTTTTCACCGGCGTGAAACTGCTCATCGTGCGGGACGTCTGACGGATTACCGTATTCGTCGATCAGTGTTGTGATCCGTGACTTGTATTCGTCTTCGTATGTCTTTATTTCAATTTGTGTTTCTGTTGTCATTTTCTCTCCGTGTGTATTGACTACTATATAGTCTCGTGTATTACAGCAACTCGTGGCTTTGCTCCACCGCGTCGCTTTTCTTCTGCCTGGCGCTTTGCGTGTATCAGAGCCAACTTGAGGACTTCCTCAATGTTGATGAAGTTGTCTCTGCTCTCGGTGCCACTGCCCCATAGGCCTCGAATGTCCGCGTTCATTCTTTGCATCTTCACCGCGGAGTACGCTGTTTCGAGCACTTTTGGATCATCTTTAGTCATTTTGTATTTGTTGTCTTTCTCCCCCGATGTTCGTGTTGGTTGAACACTCCCTACTATACTGTCTCAAGTTCGATAACATCAGCGAATTGCTTGCTGAAGTACTCGGTGAGTGGCTTGTCATTGCGGCGTGTTTCAGAGTGCGCGAATTGTGCACCTTCGTACGTCTTGAAGTATTCTGAGCCATCGCAGAGAATAACGGATGGAACGCGCTTCGCAACAGTGTGGTCGATCACCATCAATACGTTTGAGTCATTATTCAACCGTACGTAGGCTTGCCCGCCATTATAGTGCCAAAGGCGATTCTCATTAGCCGCGATGTCGATCATCTCGACTGCCTGCATAAATGTCATTTTGTTCATTTTGTCTTTTCTTTCGTGTGGTTGTTGGTAAGTACTATTATACGATCCTTAGATCGGGTTTCGGCGGCACCGGTTCAGAAGTTGTCGCTCATGAACTTTGGGTCGCCAAGCCAGAACGCGCCAGTGCCATTCGACTTGTCGAGCCATTCGTCGAGAAGCGCGTGATAATACTCGCGCTTCGCGTCAGAGACGGGACTTCCCGCGCCGGCGCAATCGTGACAGACGTCGCTGTGTACGCTCGTCCCGGTCGGCATATACTGGATCTCTCCGCAAAATTTCATTTTGTCTCCTGTCGTTCGTTCGTTTACTACTATACAATCCTTAGTTTTCGGCGCCTCACTCGTCGCCGGGGTCCGGTTCACCATCCGGGTGTCCTTCCGGGATTTCACCGTACATCATTTCTTCGATTCGTTCGTCGTTTTTCGTCATGGAATCATTATATAATCCCTAGATCTGTCGCGCTACGCGCTTTCGCGCTTACATCTTCCTCTTACCCAAATTCCAATCCGACAACCCGCAACGACGCTTTTCAATTTCATCATCGTCAATCTTCGCGCTTTCGCCTGCGTTCCACGCCACGCGACGCGCTTCCAATACATCGACGTCGACTTCCTCGTCTTCACCGAATTCTCCGCGCAAAATACCATCATAATTCCACGCCCAACGAATCGCCGCGTCATGCCCTCTTTCGCCCACGACACCTAACCAGCATCCGAACATCAAATCATTTTCCAAACTCAACGCTTCGCGCAATTCGTCCTTCTTCACAAACGCTTTCGTCCAACCGTTTCCCCACCAAATATTCGCCATTATTTCTGTCCCTTCGTCGTTACATATACCATTATACAATCCCAGGTTACAGGACGTCGCCCTGGTCGATTCCCAGCACTTCGCACAGATCCCAGATTTCCGTGGAATCGACGGAGATACGGTACACTGGCCAGCCACCGGAAACGTATTCTGTTTTCGTGAACTTTGCGGACGGGACTTGTCGCTTGATCGACGCCAACGCGTCGTGAAGGCTTTCCATGTCGTCCGAGCCACCGAACGCTATAGGTGTCGTTACATCAATCACTTTTACTCCTTGCCGTGATAAGATCATTATACAATCCAGTGTTACGACCCGCGAGGGCCGAAGCCCAGGTTAGCGTTTTGCAACGCGAACCGTGAGGGATTGACGTTTTTTCGCTGGCTGAGCGGCGATGTACGCGTGGCAGGAGTTTTGCGAACCGCAGTGAACCATAATCGCGTAATGGTATGAGTTATCAATAACCTCGTGCATTTTGAGTGATGGTTTGAGCGCCATGTTGTTTTGTCCCTTCGTCGTGGTGATAAAATCATTATACAATCCTCAGTTCTGCGCACCTCTATCGTTCGCGCTTGATTTTGAGAAGCGCGCGGATCTGTCCCTGGGTCAGCGTCCCGAAGTACGAGTATTGTTTCCACATTTTTGCGCAGAACTTGTTGACCCGCGCGTAATCCCTCGCGAAGTCGAGCGCCTCGTCGATTTCAGTATACCTCATGTGGATTATTATACAATCCTCAGATCTCATCTCGAAGGTGCAGATACTCGACAAGCTCGTTCTTGAAAGCGTCAACCGCGCTCGCAAGGAACTCAGCCTCGTCGAAGTCGGAAGTCGTTTCCTTCGCGTCTTCAAGTTCAAATGCGACGTCAACCGTGCCATTCGCAAGGTGGATAACGTATTCCGCAAACTCTTTGCCTGCTAATTCTGATGGTGTCATTTTGTGTCCTTCGTCGTTGTTGGTACTATTTTACTTTCCTCGGCCGGTGTACCACGCCGCGAGGATTCCAGTGAATGCTGAGATGATAACTAGTACTAGTGCGCCTGTCATGATCTAACTATACAATCTCAAGTATCAGCGCTACGGTCAATCACCGCGACCTGCCCACAGTGGATTCCATCGCCTGTCGAGACGTCCGATCGCCCATGTGTCTGCTTGAACGCCGTGTAGGCGTGAACCAGCATCGCCTCACATTCATGGCAGTCCTCGTGCTCTGTCGCGAACTCAATGTTTTGGTAGTCGTATGTCATCATGATGTCATTTTACTTTCTTCGGTTTGGTCGTCCGCGCACGTGCTGGCATAATGCTATCCAGCACACTGAGAATCCCGCGTACGCGATGAGTATGGTGAGTGTTGGTTCCATTTCTGGTTTCCTTTCGCCTCCGCCCGGCAAGTACCATTATAATTTCTCGAGTGCACCGCGTTGCCGCGAGCGCGTTAGCGCTTCGCGACGCGGACCACCAATGTCTGGCGCTTTTCGGCTGGCTGAGCGAGCCAGTAGGCGTTGCAGGAACTTTTTGATCCCGCGTGTACCATGAGCGGGAATGCGTACGAGTTGTCGATGACCTCGTGCATTTTGGTTGATGGCTTTCCACCGAGCATGTTTTGTCCCTTCGTCGTTATCAGCAGCAGCTGATGAGATTATTATACAATCCTCAGTTAGTAGTCGTCCCGATCGGGAACGTACGGTTCCCACTGAAACTTTACGAGCGTCTCGCATTCCGGGCAGACCGCCTCAACTTCGTGCCCGCCTG